TACGAATTTTTTGAATCAATTCAATTCCATCAACAGAATTATCCATCCAACGACCGACAAAAGGTGAGATGAATGTTGCTCCTGCCTTTGATGCGAGAATTGCCTGAGCAACTGAAAACACCAAAGTTACATTTGTTTTAATACCAAGTTTGGAGAGTGCCTTACAAGCCTTCAATCCTTCTACGGTACAAGGAACTTTGATTGTAACTGCTGGTGAGATTGTATAATAATTTTTTGCTTCTGTAAGCATTTCCTCTGCCGTGTCTGCAACGACTTCTGCCGAAATGCTTTCTAACTCTGGAAATACTTTTGCAATTTCACTAATAACTTCTTGGAGTTGTCTGCCACTTTTAAGAATTAAGGATGGATTTGTGGTGACTCCATCCAACAGTCCAGTGTCGTATGCTGAACCAATTAACGAAACATCTGCCGTGTCTAAAAAGATCTTCATAAAAGAAAAAGAACTCATAAGTAATTATACGGAGTTCTTTTTTAGTGTCATCAAAATGTTATGAATCGAACATATTATCCCCAATAAATTACTGAAAGAGTGAATATGACAAAAAAGAGACCCGTAAAGGGTCTCTAATTTTATCAACCGATGGTTGGAGCAGTAAGAGCAACTGGGGTTGCTTCTACACTAGCAAGGTCCAAAGGAAAATTATGTGCGTTTCTTTCGTGCATTACTTCAAAACCAAGATTTGCTCGGTTAAGAATGTCAGCCCAGGTATTAATCACACGACCATCAGATGATAGAAGTGATTGATTAAAGTTAAAACCGTTACTCTGTTTCCTTAAATTTACCATCTTTAAGGAGAGGACTATATCTTCATCCCAGTAGGATGTTGGGCGCTAGTGTCGTATTACATTCCACGCTTGGAAAACCGACTAGTCTCTGAACCTTTCCAAGAAGCGTCTTGGACTTGGCTGCTGATTACCCATTTATGGAGGGCTTCCAGCAATTCACCCAAAGTTTACCGTCAAATTGCTAGGACGGGACCCCGACGATTGAGGTTAAAAGCCATCGTGGAAACACCAAGAGCAGCAAACCAGATACCTACAACTGGCCAAGCAGCAAGGAAGAAGTGCAGCGAACGAGAGTTATTAAAGGAAGCATATTGGAAAATAAGGCGTCCGAAATAACCGTGAGCAGCAACGATGTTATAGGTCTCTTCTTCTTGACCGAACTTGTAACCATAGTTCTGTGACTCATTCTCAGTGGTTTCACGAACCAGCGAGGAAGTAACTAGAGAACCGTGCATAGCACTGAACAGAGAACCACCGAAGACACCAGCAACTCCAAGCATATGGAAGGGGTGCATCAGGATGTTGTGTTCTGCTTGGAAGACAAGCATGTAGTTAAACGTACCAGAGATACCCAGAGGCATCGCATCAGAGAAAGAACCTTGACCGAAGGGATACACCAGGAAAACAGCAGAGGCAGCAGCGACAGGAGCACTGTAAGCAACGCAAATCCAAGGACGCATACCTAGACGGTAAGAGAGTTCCCATTCACGACCCATATAAGCATAGATGCCGATAAGGAAGTGGAACACAATCAGTTGGAAAGGTCCACCATTATAAAGCCACTCATCAAGAGAAGCAGCTTCCCAGATGGGGTAAAAGTGCAAGCCGATGGCGTTGCTTGAAGGAACTACAGCACCTGAAATGATGTTGTTTCCGTACATAAGAGAACCAGCAACTGGTTCACGAATCCCGTCAATATCAACGGGAGGTGCAGCAATAAATGCCACGATGAAACAAATCGTTGCGGCAAGCAACGTTGGAATCATCAGAGTACCGAACCAACCAACATAAAGGCGGTTGTTCGTTGAAGTAACCCACTCGCAGAATTGTTCCCAAGTGGAAGTAGATCGTTGTTGAGCAATTGTAGCAGTCATTTGTTTTAAAAGAAAATAAGTATTGGCATAGGGATTGCCTATTTACTGATTTCCTTCACCACCCTCAAGTGAAGGTAAGATGAGAGACTGTGTTTAACCTCCCCATAGGTCTCGGTTGAAAGAGGGCAACATTAAGAAACTTTACATTTCTTAACTTGTTGTTGTATTTATCATAACACTGTTAGGGATCCCTGTCAATAGGTCCAATTACTCAACTGGTCCTCTTGGTGATCCTCATGTTTATTCTAGGGTACTTAACTCCGTTCTCAGATGATTTTCTAGTACCATAAGAGTTTATGGGTCCAGAAAGTCCATCAGATAATCTTTCTTTCTTATAGTAAAGATACTTACCAAACACATTTGAAGGATCTTGTAAATCATTAGTATCAGTGTATCCACCATCAGTATCATACATTTGATTTCTTGTCGAATGTTGATTCAAATACTCATGGATATCTTTTTGATTCATATTTGGATATTGCTCCAACGCACAAGCAAGAACTCCACATACCTGAGGTGAAGCCATACTAGTTCCACTATACTTTCCTATCTTATAAGTGCTATTCCTATAATCATTTGTCAAAACAGCAGATCCACCTGAGGAATGTAATGCTGAAATAATATATTCACCAGGGGCATACACATCAATTCTAGGTCCGCAATTACTAAAATCTGCTTTTCTTTCATTGGTATAAGCACTTACGGCACCAACACAAACGGATAATTTTTGACCACCGACTCCGCTTCTTGCTGCTGATGAATTCCACGATCCTCTGTGATAATAATAATTAAATCCACCGTAGTTTACATAATTATTATAATCTGTTCCACCATTAACATCTATCTTAGTATACTCATTTCCAGCAGCACCAACAAAAATTATTCCACTATCAACAGCATCTTCAATATCTACAATCAAAGATGTAACATATGCTAAAGGATATACGTAAGTGGCATCAAAATCCATAATCCCATAAGATCTTAAACTAGCATCAACAGGAGAACTATAATTTGTTCCCCTATAATTTACTGTCATTCCAGATCTAGGAATAGCATAACTACTTCCCCAACTGTTATTCAAAATCGTTGGATTTTTTCTTCCTGTTAATGGATTTATTGCCTTTTTATTATGCCATGCGCGAATATAATCAAAAATATAGTTAGCAGCTGTCGTATTAGGATTAGACGCATATGGACTTATATTGTAAATATTTGCATCTCTTGCCCACCCCTGACTGTTTCCAACGGCAGTTCCAGCAACGTGCATTCCATGATTTTCATCTTGAGTGAATAAAGAACTCCCAGTAGGATAAACATAGGTTCCATTAGAACCCAATCCAAGTTCGCTGGTATGTTGATACCAATTATATTGAATGACTCTGCTACCACCAGTTCCATCTTCATTTAAAGCAAACTCTGGATGATTAATATTCAAATGCCCATCAACTATTACAACATCAACATTTTTCCCAGAACTAGTAGTCATTGCCGTTCCAGAAGTGTCAACAGTAGCACCATATCCCCAGTTTGAAACTTGTGTTCCCCTAGTACATCTATACAATCCCCAATTTCTCTGAGTAGATTCGGGAAGATAATTATCTTTATCCCAATCGTTAGATGTTTGAGTCCAAACTGGTTTTATTCTAATAGTATTTAAAATTTCCTGAGGAACTACATCCAATATTCTCGGATCATTTTTAAGATTATCAACTTCCTCAGAACTTAGAATATATCCAGTATTTCTACTAATTGGCCTTCGATTGTAACAGTCTACTTCTCTATCTGGTATGGTATCACTACCACCAGGAGTCTCCATTTCATCATAAAATTGATCTAAATCGATTCCTTTCTTAACTGTAACAACGTACTCTTCCATATTAGGTTTCTAATTGGACTATTGTTAAATCAACTGTAATTGCTGAACTTGAAGATTCGTTATTTGTAACTCTAGCGTATACCGTATTCGTAACTGGAGAATCATTGTTCCAACCAATTATTCCAGGAGTAATTACAAAAGTACTAATTCCTGGTGATGTTGTTCTAACTTCAGCAATTACACCTGTTCCTGGAGTAGGATCTGTCAAATAACTTCTTGAAGCATCATTTGTTCTAGAAGTAGAATCACTATAAATGACAACCCAGGCTGCACTACTAATTCCGACTTTCAATAACCCATAAGACTTATATCCAACAATATCCAAATTTGCTGTAGATCCTGCACCAATAGATCCTGTCGTACCAGAAACAGTTGTTCTAGATCCAAATGATGAAGTAGTTCCCTGAAGTCCTTGAAGACCCTGAACACTCAAACCTTGAGTTCCTTGAAGTCCCTGAACACCTTGATTACTTAGTCCCTGAACACCTTGGAGACCTTGAGTACCTTGGAGACCTTGAGTACCTTGGAGACCTTGAGTACCTTGATTACCCAATCCCTGAACACCTTGAAGACCCTGAACACCTTGAAGTCCTTGAGTACCTTGGAGACCTTGAGTACCTTGGAGACCTTGAGTACCTTGATTACCCAATCCCTGAACACCTTGGAGACCTTGAGCACCTTGGAGACCTTGAGTACCTTGGAGACCTTGAGTACCTTGTGATGTTCCAGCAAGACCCTGAACACCTTGATTACTTAGTCCCTGAACACCCTGATCACCTTGAAGACCCTGAGTACCTTGTGATGTTCCAGCAAGACCTTGAATACCTTGAATAGATGATGACCAAGAAACACCGACACCTGTAGAAACAAGAACTGAACCATCAGAACCTACTACATTATTAGAATCATATAAACCATCTCTTAATCTTACCGAACCATTT